TAATCCTCGATCGCCTGGAAGTTCCAGTCGACGTCGATGGCGTTGACCGGTGTGTCGTTCAGGATGTTGCGCAGCGGATTCATTGCTGTCATCAGATGCCCCTATGTCGTCAGTTCGCGCAGGTTGACTTTGAGCACGATCGCATCGACGCCCCACGGCAACGCCAGCGTGTGATCGTCGGGCGCGAACTCCAACTGCACCGCTCGTGCCCATCCCAACGATGCACCGCGTGACGCCGGGTTGGCAACGCCGGGACGAACCAACACGTCACCGGATCGCTCGTTGGCACCTGCACCCCACAGCGTCCCATCGTTCCAATCAGCACCGCCGCCTTTCGGGTCGGCGGCACCCAACGCTCGCCAGAACGCGCCACCCCCGGCGATGACGTCATAGATATGTGAGCGACGTTCGCTGTTGGGGTTGTAGTTCCAGAACGTCGAGACTCGCACCCGCACAGCGGACGGCATCCTGCGAGCGATGTAGCGGGGACGCAGAAACGACTTCTGACGTTCCGGCCATCCGGCGTCCTGCCAACTGGTGCGGTAGCGACACTGGAAGCCGACCGCCGGTTGGCCTTGCACGAGAATGTCACCAGCGATGTCAGGCTGGCGTTCGATGGCGAGCACCCCGGCGACGCCGACGCAACCGCACGTCACCACCAGTGGGTATTCGGCGGCGACGTCGGAGTATTCGACGGTACAGGCGATCGTGCCGTGTGCCGGTTTGTGGCGAATCCAGGCACCATGCTGAGGGTCGTAGACCAGCAGCGAACCATGCGAGGCGGTGGTGCCGCCAGCCTCCCATTCCCACGGCAACGAACACCACAGCCGACGACCCATCCAACTCAGCCAGATGTCGACGCCGTTGGCGAGGTTGTCGAGCACCCAGCGCTGGGTCTGTGAGATGTCCTGGGGCGCTTGGCCGCTGTAGGCGTAGATGCCGTTGCGTCCCGTCGACGAGAAGAAGTAGATCGAATCCTCCGAACGCGTCACACACGTCGGCGATGGGGTGCCGACCGAGGACGAGACCTTGACCAACTGCCACGAGTCGGAGTCGTAGCCGTACAACGCCCACATCGAGTCGATCTTGAAGATCAGCAGATGGTCGTTGTAGGAACGGATGGCGGTGATCGCCCCGCCACCCTGCTCGATGTCGATGTAATCCTCGATCGCCCAATCCTCGGGCTCATCGGGGTGCGACCAACGCACCCGGTTGGGGTGCACGACCGAATCCTCTTGGGTGTTGGCAGCGAAGACGTAGCCGCCGTGCGGTTCGAGATGTTCGCAGCGCGGCATCACGCCATGCACCGGAATCGTGTAGTTGTTGTTCCAGTTCGCCGATCCCGCTGCAGCAACCGCTGCCCCGAGATTGCCCGCTGCGGGTTGGTTGGTGACCTTCCAGCAAGGGTTGCCCCGACCGCACGCGAGGTACACGACGTTGCCCCATGCAGCAGGATCGGCGAGATGCGGGACGGCACCACAGACGGCGCCGAGGTCAACGAAGGCCGCGTTGGGTCCCCCCGCCCAGACCTTGTTGGCATTGGTGATGAACACCGAGAACGTGCCGTTCGAATACGGGTGTAGCTGTGCGTTGCGGGGACGCCAGTTGGTGGTCGGGGTGCCGACGATGTCGCTCGGGTTCCAACGGGTCCAACCGGGGCGAGTGTAGAAGCCACCGAACGGGTCGACTTCCATGTTGAGCATTCCCGGCGATTCGTTCGCCTTCAACTGGAAGTCGGAGCGTGTCGTGTTGACGCCGCCCGTGAAGTCCGTCAGGTTGATCGTCTGCAGGCGCTGACTCACGGCATGGTCACATCAACGACGTAGCCGACCGGCACGAACTCGGGGCCGTAGTGACGAATCGCACCGCCCATCACCAACGGCCGGTTGTGGACGGGTTCCATGATTGCGCGTCGGGCGAGTTCCACGTCGGCCTGCCAGCGCGTCATGTACATCGCTTCCAACTGCGCGTCTTCCTGCTGGGCATAGGCCAGCGCGCAGGCGAAATGACTGATCGGCAAATGCAGCCGCGGGTCGCAGTCGGGACTGCCATCGGCGATCCAGTTGAGCGGCTTGCGGTAGCCGCGCAGGACGTACTGGCGATCCTCGTCGTAGGTGATGCCAGGCCACAGGTAGAGCCGGGTGCCCCACACCGAGAACAACAGCGGCGCTGTTGTCCCCGCCGCGTTGCCGCCGCCGAAGTGATCTTCCGCCCAATATTGAGGAACCATCGACATCCGCGAGCGATGGTTGGCGTCCCATAACGCCATGATCCCCGGCTCATTGACGTTGCCGGGGAGTTCGATCGACGTGTCACCTGCGACCTGCGCTACATGCCATTCAGTCGCCAGGAACGGCCAGGTGGTGTCAGCGTTGAGGGTGCGCTCGTAGCCCTGCTGCAGAAACACGTCGATCGTGCTGTCGGCCAGATCGCCAGGGTCGGTCTGCGTCTGGGTGCGGACAATCGAGCGCAGTTCGGCAACGGTTGTCACGGCCCGAACAGATCCTCAGCGGTGATGGGTGCTTTCTCATTCCGTACGGAATGGGACTTGGTCTTGTCCGATTTGGCGGCACTCGATGTCGTCGGCGCGACGTACGCGTTGCCGACCGCCTGGTACCGCGACGCCGGAGCCACGTTGCGTCCCCCAGCGGCGTGGTTGACGGCGACGGCCTTGGCGGGCGTGCCGTAGTACTCGCCGATCGTCTGCGCCGATTCTTTGGTGGCGCTGATCGGACGGCTGTAGGGGTTGTTCCGTTTCGGCATGACGCCATCCTCTCAGGTGTCAGCCCCGGCCCGCGTTGGGCACAGGCCGGGGCCAACAGGTCAGGGCGCCTTGGCGATGCCGGTCAGCTTGAAGTGCTTCGACCGGTTGCGCACCGTGAGGTTGCCGTAGGTCGTGATGAACGACACGCGGGCGTCGAGCGCTTCGGCGGTGGTGACACCGGGAGCGCCGCCAGCGACACCAGTGTTGGGCGTCGACACCGAGCCCGACAGGTTGTTGGAGAACGGCGACTGCTTGAAGTTGCGGTCCTTGTGGATCGCCAGGCCGAGGTACTCGGAGTTGATCCCGTACATCGTGCCCGCCGGGCATTCGGCGTCCCACATGATCGGGACGTTCTCGAACAGCAGGTTGCGGAACCCGAGGTTGGCCTTGTCGGTGTCGGTGTAGCGCACCTGCGGGGTGAGCGTCGACTCGTAGAAGGCGTACGTCGCCGGGTCGGTGATGATGATGTCGACCTGATCGCTGCCGTTGTCAGAGGTCGTCATGATCGCCGTGCGGATCGCGGTTTCGAGTCCGGCTGCGTCAACGGCGCCGACCGCCGCCTCGTACGACTTCCACCATGTCTCGGTCGCCGGGTCGATGCCACCGACCGGTGTGGTCGAGTCGATCGTGGTGTCGAGCGAGTTCCAGTCGTTGGCAGGAACGGCCGAGACGTAGGTGCCGTAGAGCATCTTCGCCATCTTCTTGCGCATCGTCATCTCGGACTGCTTGATCTTGACTTCGAGCAGGTCGATGCGCTGCTCGCGGCCCGAGTTCTGCGCCTCGTCGAGACCGGAAATGATGATGGTCGAGAACCATTGCTTCCAGGGGAAGGTGGCAGCCGTCAGCGAGTTCGACGGCTTGACCTGAATGATGTCCCATTCGCCATAGGTGTCGGCCTGGCCTTCGGCGTAGAGCAACGGCTCCACGATCGAATAGCCACCGTCCTTGATCTGGACACGTCCCGCAGAGAGCAGATGCTCCAACAGCGGATTCTTCTTGAAGATGTTGTCGGTGTAGGTGCCACGCACGTTGTGCATGGTGCTGGTCAGGAGTTCGTCCCAGGTACCTGGAACGTGGGCGGGAAGCGCCATCGGATATGCCCCTTTGGGGTAGACCGATCAGCGTCGACGGGCCTCGACTTCGTCGTAGGCGGCGGCGATCGCGTCTCGGTAAGACGAGTACGACGGATTCGCAGGAGTCGGCGATCCGCCGTTCACGCCAGTTCCGTTGCCGACCACCGCAGCCGCTTGCGCCGCTGCCGCTTGACGTTGGGCTTCTGCCGCTTGTTGCTGCGCCACAGTTTCCTGTTGCGCTGCGTGCTGGGCTTGGAAGGCCATTGCCTGGTACACCATCGGTAGGTGGTCGATGCCGAGACCCATGTTCATGGTCTGGCCGACAACCGCTCTGACTTGCTCGTCGTTCAACCCGTACTGCTGCTGCAGTCCATGTACCGCGCGCCCCAACTGCTCGTCGGCTTCACGCTGCGCGAATCGCTGTTCGAGTGCCTCGCGTGCGCGGCGTTCGTGAGCGAGTTCGCGTTCCAGGGGGTCGTCGTACTCGGGTTCTTGCGCCTCAGCTTGGGCCTGTGCCTGCTGTTGCGGTGTGAGACCGAGATACTGCTCGACCGACATGCCTGCCCGTGAGGCAAGCACTTGAATCGTCAACCCAGGGTTGTGCTGCATCGCCTCATGGAGTCGCAGCGCGTCGTCGTGCTGTCTGCGTTGTTCCGCGAGTTCCTGGCTGTGGCGTGTGAACGCCGCTTGACGTTGATATCCCTGTAGCGCTTCCGACAGTGGAACCGATATTTCCTCGCCATCGACTTTGACTTTGACGTGCCTATTGGCAATCGAATCGTCGATGTCGAGATATTCAGGCTCTGCTGGCGCTTGCGGTTGTTCAGACTGATCCGGCGAAGCCTCGGCTTGTCCGCTTGGCGCGGGACCGCCTTCGTCCGGTGCCTCGAATGAGGCGGATGGATCACTCACGAGTGCCCCTTTGGATTTGTTCGTGGTGGTGTGGCGGGATCATAACCCAGCACCACTCAGTACGGGGGCATTGCCTCCATCGGCGGTCCCCCGCCGGGCATCATCTCCATCTGCGGCGGTCCTTGCATCATCTCGGCGGGGAATGGCATTGTTTCCATCCCTGGCGGCGGTCCAGGCGGCATCGGCGGTGGACCCGGCGGCATACCGGGTGGCGGGCCACCAAGTTGCTGCAATGACTGATCGGCACCTTCGGGCGGTGGTGGCGGCGGCGGCTGCTGCACGAAGCGCCCGGCGTCCTTGATGCCGAAGCCCTTGGCGAGCAGTTCTTGGTACAGCGCGGGCATGTTGACGACACCGGCCTCGATGAACGGCATCGAAGCATCGACGATCTGCAACGCCGACTGACGACGGAACGTCTCGTTGCGAGGCTCGGTCG